CAAGTATTTAGCGGATTATTTTACTTGTAGGTTTGGTGGGGGTGTAGCAATACCTGTTGTACGTTCTGTGTACAATTTAGCAAAGTTATCAACTGTTCGTGTCATTACTGTGATTGCATTTTGACCAATCTTAATTACACCTTCTGGGTCACCTGTAAACAAAAATTGTTGTAGTCCTAGACCTTGTTGACTAGCAACAAGTGTTAGAGGTGTTTTTAATTTAACAAAAGCATCTGTTTCTTCTTGTAGTTTGCCTACTAGTTCTTCGCCTGAAGCAAGTTTAATTGTGACAACATCGTTTACTTTATATGGTTGTTCTAATAACATTATAGTGAGTATCCTGTTCCGTTATAATTAGTTTCTTCAATATACTTTTCAAGTTTATCGAACCCGCCAATCTTGTTTCCACCAACAATAATTTGTGGTACAGTTTTTGCACCTGGAAACATTTCAAGTAGTTCGTTAACTTGATAGTCTGTGCCTAGTGACTTGTATGTGTAATCCAAACCTTTTTGTTCGCAAAATGCTTTTGCTTTATCGCAGAATGGACACATAGGTTTGCCATAAATTTCAATCATAATTTAAATCCTTTAAGTGTGTCTGTGCTTACGTCTTGTTTAATTCCACCAACAATATAACTTTCAACTTCAGTTTCTTGTGGTGCTACTTGTAAACCCGATGAACTTAGCCAGTGTTGTGTCCAAGGTAGCGGGTTTTGAGTTGTTGAACGATCGTAAATTGTTTTAAGACCTAAAGCCTTAAGACGTCTATTAGCAATGTATTCAACATACTGATGAAGTAGTGTTGTATTAAGACCAATCATTGATCCGTCTTTAAAGAGGTAGTCTGCCCAACGTTTCTCTTCGTCAACACACTCACGCCACATATTATAAATTTCATCTTCAAGTTCAACAGCGATCTTTTTCATTTCAGGATCGTCGTCGCCCTTCATCCAATGTTTAATAACGTGTGTGCTCAGGTTAAGATGTGTTGCTTCATCTCGGGCAATTAGTGAAATGATCTTTGCAGATCCTTCCATTAGTTTTAGTTCGCCAAAGGCAAACGTACAAGCAAACGATACATAGAAGCGTAAGCCTTCTAGAATGTTTACTGTCATCATTGCTTTGTATAATGCTTTCTTAACATCATACATTGTTCCTTTACCTTTGTAAAGAAAATTACTTGCAATTTCATTAAATTCATCATAGTGCTTTGTGACACTAATAGCACGTTCAATAATGTTTTTATCATCAAGAATAGTATCAAATACTTCTGTAGGATTAGCATACACATTTTTCATGATGTGTGTATACGAACGCGAGTGAATAGTTTCAAAGAAGTCCCAAGTAATAATACACCCTTCAAGTTCTGGAATACTTACGTGTGGTAAGAAACTCAAACATGGACCACGTCCTTGTACACTGTCAAGTAGAGTTTGATATTTTAGGTTAGCAGTAAAGATGTGCTTTTGTTCGTCACGTAATTCTTGATAATCACCTCTATCTTTTTGTAGTGATACTTCTTCAGGACGCCAAAAGTATCCAAGCATAGTTTGATTTAGTTTATCAAACTCTGGATAACGAAACACATCATATCTCTGTGTGTTTTGATCTGCTCCGAAGAACATATACTGCTTTGTAAAATCTACTTTCTCACGATTAAAAACAGTTTTTGTCAATTTCTTTTCTCTCTTCATAAAATTTATATTGCACAAGCATCACAATGTTCATCGTCTACTGTGTCACCATTTGTTCCATTAACGCCATTTACATGGTCTCCATTAGTACCATTAATAGTAGCACCATTTACAAGTTTGTCAACACCATTTACCTCCAAAGTTTCTTCTAAACCTTGTGGTTGTGTTGTTTCCTCTTCACCTTTAAAGTCATAAGTGTTTTGATAGTAAGAAGTCTTCCAACCCATTTTGTAAGTTGTTAACAAGTCTTTCATCATAACACTCATAGGAACTTCGTTGTTCTCGTACTGTAAAGGATTGTATGACCAGTTGCCACTAATGGCTTGATCAAAGAACTTCTGCATAACAGCAACTACATTAATGTATCCTTCGTTGCCTTGCATATCCCAAAGCAATGTATAAAAATTCTTTAATTGATTATACTGCGGAACAACTTGCTTAAGAGGCCCTTTCTTTGACTTCTTAACGGACAAGAATGCTCTAGGTGGCTCAACTCCATTTGTTGCGTTCGACACAACGGAACTGCTCTCCGATGGCATCTGTGCGGACAGTGTTGAGTGTCGTAAGCCGTGTGTTTTGATGCTAGATCTAAGACTTTCCCAATCATAACTATATTTTTTTACTGCAACAATATCATCTACATCTTTTTTGTATGTGTCAATTGGCAAAGTACCATCAGCATATTTTGTACGATGAAAATAGTCACATGGTCCTTTCTCTTTTGCTAGTGTGTTCGATGCTTTTAACAGATTGTATTGGAATGCTTCTGTTAAATCATGAACAAGTTTCCATGCTTCTTTGTCACTGTATTTAACTTTATTTTTAGCAAGGTAATGTGCAAGACCAATATAACCAATACCTAGTGAGCGTCTAGCCTTTGTAGATTTTTCAGCCGCCTTAACTGGATAACCTTGATACTCAATAATTTCTTCTAAGGCACGAACTGCTAAATCACATAGTGGCTCTAATTCCTCTAAGTGATTGATTAAGCCAACATTGATCGCACTAAGAATACATAAAGCAATTTCTCCATTTTCATCATCAATGTGTTGTACAGGTTTAGTTGGCAATGTAATTTCCTGACACAAATTACTCATATACACAGGATCTTTAAAAGAACTATGTGTATTACAGTGGTCCACATTCATAATATAGATACGTCCTGTTTCTGCTCTTTCTTTTAATAACGCAGAAAATAAGTCCATTGCTTTTAATGTTTTCTTACGAACAGAAGTTTTGCGTTCATACTTTTCGTATAACTCTTTAAACTTCTCTGAGTCTCCATAATATGCTTCATAGAGATCTGGAACATCGTGTGGCGAGAATAAAGTAATGTTTCCATCAGACAACAAACGTTCGTACATTACTTTATTCAATTGAATTGAATAATCTAGTTTACGTACACGATTGTCTTCAGTTCCCTTATTATTTTTAAGAACAAGAATGTCTTCAATTTCTAAATGCCACAAAGGGAAATGTGTGGTGGCAGAGCCGCCGCGGACACCGTTCTGAGTACAACTTCTTACAGTTGCCTCGTACACTTTTAGGAAAGGCACAACACCAGTGTGTGCGACTTCTCCGCCTCTAATCTTAGAATTTAACGCTCTGATACGACCCGAGTTAATTCCAATACCTGCTCTTTGAGCAATATAATAACCGATAGCGGAATTGCTACTAAAAATGCTGTTAAGAGTATCATCGACATCAACAAGTACACAACTAGCAAACTGCCTAATAGGAGTACGGACTCCGGCCATGACTGGTGTTGGAATGTTGATCTTAAAAAGTGAGGTCGCGTCATAGTATTTCTTCACGTAGTTTAAACGTGTCTCCTTTGGATAATCTGCAAATAATGTTGCCGCAATCATCATATACATAAACTGCGGTGTTTCAAAAATTTCACCCGAACTACGATCTTGACACAAATATTTGTCAACAACTTGACGTAGACCAGCATAAGTAAAATCTTCATTACGGTCGTGTTTAATCCACGTATTCATTTTTTTAAGTTCTGTTTGTGTATATTTTTCTTTAATGGCAGGATCATATACACCACGATCAATATTTTTATCAATAACAGTTAACAAACTTAAATGTTCATAACGACCATAAACTTTTTTCTGTAAATCATATAGCAACAATCGTGCCGCCGCATATTGATAATTAGGATTCTCTAACGAAATAAGATCGTTAGCACTTCTAATTAAAACATTTTGAATGTCTTCTGTTGTCATACCATCGACAAACTGTAAGTCTGCATTCATTTCAATTTGTGAAGCCGAAACTCCTGTAAGTTCTTTACAGGCTTCTTCAACAACAAAATGAATTTTATCGAGATTTAATTTTTCTCTCTTACCGTTTCGTTTGGTAATTAAAATAGGTTTGTTCATTTTTTCTCCTGCCGTAATTCTTTTTCTTGTGCGTTCTTGTAGTACTATTTACAATCTGCTTTATATTGCCTTTGAATATTGGCAATGCATACTTTCTGGTAAGCAATCAACAGTTGTAATACCCGAACCATAGTTAAGAACGTAGTTATCAACTAATACTAGATTATAGTATCTTTGTTCTTTATGGTCTATAAATATTTTTATCAAAACATCGCATTGGGAAAACTTAGTACTTAACTTGGCCGTATATCCCATCATAAGGGGTATTGCTACGGGACAAAACCGGTTTTCTTTTAAAAGTTCCCAAGGCGTTGGCCACCGTTGAGAATCCCAAGGGTCTAAAAGTTTTTCAACCCTAGGAGCAGTAGACCACAACTCAACAATATCCTCTAAAGGATTATTTGAATGTATTAAGTTATCTCTAAATTCTCGCCAAAGGCTAATGCGTTCGTCGGTATCGGTGTCATGGAACATTATGCAAAATAACTAAATGCGTAGGTTAATATCCCATCTCCATTACCAATTAAGTTTTTATACTGAACTTTAACAGTTTCACTTCCAACAGTACTATCAAGGTCATCAAGCACAGCAGTAAATTCAACACCGCCATCAGTTGAACCTGTATGACTATATGAGTCAGTGACATTAATGTTTGAAGCATCTTGCACAGTAATTGTTAGCCTTCCTTGGCGTGTTGTAGCACTGCCTGTTGTTTTAACTAACTTATAGTCCATGTATGCAATTTTTTTATCAGTAAACGGAAGTTTAGTAAATGTTTTAAATGCATCACTTTCAGACATTTGGTACTCGTTAATTCTACTTTTTGTATAATGGTATCCATCTACATTTGGTTTATACGGTGCTTCAATGTTTCTTGCAAGATTAATTTGAGAATCCCTTTCAAATGTATCACCAATTGATTCACATAACGGTGCTTCAAAAAGAATAACACTTGTTTGAGGATTATCTTGGCCATTCATGTTATTAGCAACATCTAAAAAGATATTACCAATTGATGTATGTCCTGTTGGATCCATAGTTGCTACTGGTTTAAAAACAGCAAAACCGTAGTCATTAATTCTATCAAACTTATTATTTTTAACAATATAGTTTTGTGGTCCTAATGACTGTGATCCAGTTCCTGTGCTAGTCTTACCAAGTTCAATACCTACTTGTAAGAATTCAAATACTGAATCAGCAATAGTGACAGTTCGTGTATCGTGGATACTGTAAACTGCAACACTTAGATTCTTAAATGTACAATTACTAATGTGAACGTTTTCACTTGTTGTAGCACCTAAGCCTCTTAAATTAATACCAGATTGTAATGCATCATAACCGTCGTCTTTACCCCAAAGGCCTTCAAATAAGCAATCATGGATAATACTATCAGTTGTACAATCAAGTTTTACTAATGCACTATGAGTTGGAATGTCACTAGCAAGTTTAAATGTTATACCTGAAATATTAATGTTTCTTGGACGTGATCCGTTTTTAATATTTTGATATGTAATATATGATCCAGGAGTTGAATCACCATCAATTGTTTCTAAAATGCTTTTTGAAACGTGACTACCTTCTGCTGGATTTAAGTTTAATTCAAAAATTGTTTTGTTTTTACCATCGCCAATAATATTAGCAAATGGCGGAACATATAAAGTGTTTGTAATTCTATAAACACCTGCATCAACTTTAAGTGCAATTCTACTACGAGCATCTGCTTTGTCTGAACTGTTAATAAACAGTTGATCAATCGCTCTTTGAACTGCTTCAGTGTCGTCAGTAATACCGTCGCCTTTAGCACCAAATGAACGAATGCTTACAACATCGTCTAATCTTTGTTGTAATGTTCTAGTAATTGGACTATTAACAAACTCGCCTGTTTGTTTAATTGCTTCGGTCGTTCCAACATATGTATATTGGTTTAGTAGATCAAAAATATTACTTTTTGTAGTTAAAATTTCTGTATTACCTACTGCTGGTGCTCCTTCACTAACAGCACCATTACCAATGTAAAGTTTTTGTGTGTCAATTGCCCAACCAAGTTCAGCAGACGCTAGTTGAGGAATCCCATTAGATCCTTCTTTACCTCTGCGATGTTGTATTTTTGATATCTGTACTACTGCCATAATTTCGTTTCCTTACTACTATTTATGATATTTCGTGTAGTACTCCTCGACACGATTTAGCCACTTGTTGCACCAATGCTCAAACTCGTCTGGTTCAAGGTCAAATTGTTGATATTGACATTCACGACTGCACATAAAAACGTGCCCTTCGTTGATGTTTGTACCATATACTTCATTGTGTGCCATAGCATATGCGGCTAACTGCATAAAATAGTCTTCAACCCATTCTTTTTTCTTAGGTTTATTTGTTTGTTTAAAATCCATTATGCTAGGCTTACCTTTGTAAACACCTACTAGGTCAGTTGTTCCAGAATATAGTTGCGGATAAAACAATGCTTGTTCAATTCCCCAAATTTCATCTACATCGCATAATGCATTACTAATAATTTCATCAGCCATTTTGTTTGCTTGTACGTGTACAATATTCTTACCTGGCATACGTTCTTCGCCACAAAGGAAACGTTCAAGATTGTTGTGCATTGCTGTACCAACACCTGCGGCTTCGGTCACAATACGTTGTGCTTCTTGTTCACCTACACGTTTTTTCCACTCGTTTAAATGCGTCATATCCTTTGTTTTACTTAAGATAGTTGTGACGCTAGGTGTTTTACTACCATCAGGTGCTTCGTAAAGTCTTTTGCCTTCTAAGTTAATTTGTTTAACTGGCAAGTAGTTGAATGCTTCCACATAAGGTGGCGGGGTTAGTGTTTCCATTTATAAAATCTCTAATACTTTAATGTTAATTATACGACAGAACAATACAAGTTGTCAAGTTATGAGCGACGCTTTGTTGCTCGTTTTGCCATCTTGTTTACAGTTTTTTTAGAATCGCCTTGATCTGGATCCTTAATTCCGTCCGGTTTTGGTGCTTCAACTTTTGTCTTAAGTGTCACACCATCAGCATTATAATTTTTTACAATAGATTGAAGTGCTGGACTAGAGTTATAAGCCGCTTTGAAATCTTCGTAATCATAAACACTATGACCCATGTCAGTCATTAGATTACTAACGGCTTGCCAAGACAAAGTTAGATAAGAACTTTCTGAATTTGCTCTTTTAAGTTGGTTTCTTAACAGTATTGTTAAGTCACTTATAGCATCGTTTGAAAACTCAAACAACCTCATGCTTATCTCCTACTTACTTAGAGTTGAGAAAATTCTAGCGGATTCTGCGATTGATTTTTTCTTAGGTGTATAACTTTCACGCTTTTCTCTACCTTCAGGTTCAGTACCACCTACTGCGGCATCACTTGCACCAAACTCATCGTCACCCATTGGATCAATTGGATCCATTGCGTCATCGCCTGTTGCATCTGCATCTACTTCAGGAGTTTCTGGCTCAGCACCAATAGTATCTTCTGGAGCACCTTCACCTGTAATAATACCAACACCTTTTGTTAGTGTTTCACGTGATGTTTTAAGATTGTCAATAGTTGCATCTAGAGCAGGAGCAACAATACTTGCAAACTGTTCTGCTTGTTCTGCACCCATTTCGTCTCTAATTTGATCTTGAATGTCAAGCATACCTTCAGCACTCATTTCAGCAACATCTTCTAGGAATGCAGTAAATCTATCTACCATATCCTTAGCCGCCATTACTAGTGCCGCTTTATCTTCTTCACCTTCTTTAATTACTTTGCTTTCGTTTTGTACTGACTCAGCACCTAATGTTTTAAGAACAGGTTTAGTTCTAGTCACGCCTTGCATACCTTTGTTAAGGATAGGCATAAAGAACTTGTCAAGTGCAGGACGAATTGCATCTAATTCTTGTGGAGTAATTGTTTGTAATTTTTCGTGATCTTGAATTTTTTGAACTGCTCTACGTGCTAGTCCCATCTTTGATGGATCGTCTAGCATTGATTTCAATGCCGCGATAGCCATTGATGATACAGATTGTGTACCTGGCTTCTCTGGATCAGTGTCTGCATTGGGATCAACTTCAGGCTCTTCTGCATCTGCTTCAGGCTCTTCAGTTTCTTCATCGTCTGCTTCTGCAAAGTCTTGTGCTACTGCTTCATCTGTAGGATCAACGTTTTCAATTTCTGCTTCAATATCATCATCTTCTAGGGGATTATCGATGTATTGGTTAATAGCAGTTTCAATAATTTGTTTAATAAGTGTATTCTTTTGATAACTTTCGTTTACTAAACCTTCGTTGAATTTATTTGATAATTCAAACTCTTTTAGTTTAGCCTCAATCTTTTTGCTGTAAGACTCTAGTTGAGCCTTGCTATATTTTGCTACGTCTACTGATACTCCGTGGTCTTTGCGTAATTGCTTGTTTAGACCTTCTACAGTGACTTCATTCATAAAATCAGTTGTTTTCATTTGTTAATCCCCTATATGCTTTATTTATTGTCAAACAGTAATTTCTCGGCACTGTCTAGGATTGTATTTACCTCTTTCTTGATGGGTATTAACGCATCATAATGGTAGTCCATCCTGCTTACAACGATATCATGACGTGTATCGTCGCCTGATTCTAGTGCCTTTTTGCTTGTATGTTTATATATCTGAATATTTTGTAGGTGGTGGAAATAGCGGTTATCAACATTGCGTATTTTGTCAATGTTTTTGACTTCTTCTCCTAACCCCATACGTATTGCTATTGCCATAGCCAATTTATGTACACAAATATCACTGTGATATACTCGTTTTGGATTGTGTAGATTGCGTATATCATAGCAACCATTATCATTTTTCTTCACCCAAACGTGATAGAACTTGATACCGCCCTCGTGTGCAACAGGCAATATAAATCCTTTGGCCTTAAGGTCGGCTTTTACTGCACTAGCGGTGGCTTGAAACGTGTCAAGCAGTTTTTTAACATCAGGTTTCATTAGTGTATTATAACAGACTTTTATCTATTATGCAAGATCTTGTTTATTAAATTTAATACTTTTTGGTAAATTTGGTTTATTCATTTTTGGTTTGAGTTCTACCTCATTACCTTGAACAGCAGAAACTACATATTTTTCTGGAGCACCAGGATTATCAGCATTTGGTACTTCAACTTCCTGTCCTCTCATAAATGATTTGTTTTGTGTATTTGTAGATTGTGTTTTACCAATAGTCTGTTGATTGGTATTTTGATTAGTGTTTGCGTTAGTACCTTGCGTACCTACGGTTCCTTGTGCTTGTGTATCTTTTGTATTTTGAGTTGGCGTTTGACTTGTTTGTTTATTTCTTAGTGCCGCCTTAGCACTTACAGCCAACGGAATGTTTAATTCACTAATCTTCATTATCTTGCCTTCTTTGCACGTTTGATTGGTTTTGGATTTAAAGATCCTTTTGATCTGTTTAACCCTGAGATTGCTCTAGAAACAGGACTACCTTTCTTTGTCATTTTAGCGTGCCATGCCGCTTTCTTAGGTGCTCTTGCTCTAGTCACTGTCATACGTTGTTTTGCATCTGCTTTAATTGGAGCATGACAAGTGCTTACTTTTGCAACAATACGTCCTTTACGTGGACCACTAGTACAACGAAACTTACGTGATTGAACACGGCTAGTATGTGTACCGCCTTTACCGCCGCCACGTTTGTAAATTGTATCTGCTTCTAAAAGTTCTACTATCTTCATCGTCTCTTATTTAAAAACTTTAATGCTCTACTTGCTGGGTTAGTACGTTTAGTACGCTTTGATCTCATTGCCATACGCTTACCTAACTTTTTGCGAGTGATTTTCATCCTAATTTTTTGCATTATATTAGGTGGAGCAAAACACTGTGCTGGATTAGCAACAATGCGTCCGTGACGTTTGCCTCCCATGCAACGATACTTACGAACTAGTTTCTTACCAGTTCTACCCCAAATTTGCTTCTCCGTGAGATCACTATCAAAAAATTCTACTAACTTCATGCTAGTATTTAGTTTTAGTTTTAGTTTGAATTCATTAGGATGACTACAACTGTGGATAGTAATCCTGCGATAATAGTACCTGAAGTACCAATGATAACTTTTACTAGACTTTGATGGCTTTTATTCATGTCGTCATGAATGGATTGAACTTTAGACTCGACACTGCCCAAACGCTTTTCTAAAACTTCATAGCGTTGTTGGCACAGGTCAACGTGTGCTTCTAAATTTTCTCTTTCTAATTCTGTGGCACCTGCCATTGTTTAATCTCCGTTATGTCCGCTCAGGACGTTTATCTTGGAGCCTAGTTTGCAAGCCTATTTTGGTATTAGTGGTTGTGCCTATAATATTATTTATCAAATGACTCAATAATCATATTATAGTCTGTTTTTCCTTTAACTTTAAAAACACTAGGTTTACTAATAGTTTCTGTTAAAGCACCCACAATTGGTATACCCTCAAAATCCTGTTTTAAAAAGCCAATGCGATCTTCGCCGTCGTTGTATACATCATCTCTATCAAGGGTAAATTCATATGTCCAAACCTTGTGTTCACCTTTGTATTTAGAGCCAAACTGCCCGTCAATTTTTAGTGTTTCAACACTAGGGTCTGAGTTCTCGTTAATAAGACCTCGTAGATTGATTATTTGTTGTAATGTGTTAAAGTTAGACTGCTGTGATTGCTTTAAAGTATCGCCTTCGTTAGGGCGTCTAACTCCAGTTTTGGTCACATCAACAAGTGTTTTAATTACTATACGCATGAATATATTTATAGGGTGTATATAGAGTGGCCATAAAAAAAGGGCGACATAAAGCCGCCCTTTTCTATTAGTATTAAAACTAATTATGCACTTACGATGAATTGTCCACCTGCTGTGACAGTAGCAGAAGATAAGTCAATTGAGTCAACTGTACCTAGTGCTTGAACAACATCTTCTAATGCCGCCGCAGTCCATTGTGAATCGTCAACTACGATGTTAACAAGACCTGCTGTGCCTTCTGAATTGAAAGCAATTGGATTTACTGCTTGTGCGATTGCTTCTAATGTAGAACCAATGCCGCCTTTAGCCGCAAGTGATGCACCTGCGTCGACAACATAAAAGCCTAAATTAGCAGTTGAATATAGTGTAGCGTGTGCGTGACCTACACCGTTTGTTCTTGTGATTCCAGCCATTGTATTTCTCCTTTATTTACTCTGAATGGCGTTCCCACTCTCCATGGGCAACGTAAAAGTATTTAGTCTAAATTGGAAAAACCGAACGAAATGGTTAATTTTTACTAGTTTTTGTGTGCTACTGCTCGTTTATGTACTTGTTTTAGTAGGTTTACATGGCCAGGACCTGCTTTAACTATGTCATTTATTATCTGCATAATAGGCATATAAGCCTGTGCAAAGCGAGGTGGCAGTGCCATACCTTTACTTACAATGCTTAATGCTTTGTATGCAAATGGTAAATCTTTTGTAGGTACACCTAGTAAACGTAGCATATTAATATCTTTAACATCTGCTTCAACTGAGTCAGGTGTTGATAGCATTGGTTCTGGATCTTTAAGTCCGCGACTTTCAAGATCATATTGCATTACAAACATAATGTAATAATCAATAATGTCACTGTTGCGACCTCTTGCCTTAAAAGCATACTCTAGTCTAGTCACAGTGTCTTTTCTTTGACTATTTGTTAGCCTTTGATAGTTTGCAACATTGCGTCTTATTGCACTATAACTGCCTGATGTATTCTTTAGTGAGGTATCAATTTTCATAATGTCGCCTGCATCGGACATGGAAGGTAGTTTACCCGAAGCCATGTCACGAAGCAAACGTTTTACTGCTAATGTAGGAAAGTAAGTTCTTTGTTTTAGTGCTTTAGCGGCCTTAGGGTTTTTTAATTTTTCTATAAGCCTGTCATCACCGTCAATAATACTTAATAAATTATACAAGTCATTTCCGCTGGCTCTATGAAAGTTCCAATCATTCCATTTGAGTACTTCGTCTGCATATGATTTAACATACTTTCTTGACTGCGGATAATAACGCATTGTCTGTAGTGCTAAAAAATATAGTAAAACTAGTTCACTTACATCAGTAAACGTCATACGTTCCATGTTGTTAGTTCTTACTAGATTGCCTTCAGTGACGAAGTCTAGGAATTTAAAGTTGCTCATTAACCAAAGTCCTTAGGTGCAAAGTTTCTACGGCTAAAGTCAAGCCTATCAACAATCTTAACTGCACCACCAACGTGATCAATAGCAACATAGCCTTCTGGAGAACCTGCCTCATAACCATCTGCTGTTTTATAAAAATGTGCAATGCTTTCTACGTTATTCATTTTGCTAATAAAAAGAGTTTTTAATGCTGTAATTTCTTTCATAAATTCTATAATTGCGGCTAACCCTTTTCTGTTTTTATTGATGAAGTTCATATTATTTTCAATTTTCATCATTCTATTTTTAACTGCTGGCTTCTCAGGATCTTGATTTTTAAGTTTAGCAATCTCTGCTTCAACCCGTGCTTTATACCAATCAATAAATCCGTTTAAGAACTCGCCTGGATCTCCTGCAAGTTTGCCTTGTTTAATATTTGTGTTAATCCAAATTTTAAAATTAGGAACAAATTCTGCATTGCCCTGTAATGCTGTCCATACTGCTCCTGGCACTGCTTTATAAGCGGCCATAGCATCTGCCAAATCTTGTTTCGCTTGTGCTGTTTCATCTGCTGTCATTAAAACACTACCTGTGACATCTTTAAATAGTGCATCATCAAACCAAACATCTTTATTTCTTTTTAATCCTGCTAGGTCAATACCAAATTCTGCTTTTGAAGTTGCTAGTGTTTCGCCTTCATATCGTGTATGAAATACAATTCCCATTTTTGCCTGTGCCATTTTTTTACCTACATCACTGTCAACTGGAACAGCATAGGTAATAGTGTTAGGCTTAAAGGTATACATTTCTTGCCCGTCAATTTCTTCTTGTCTTAGTGTACCCGCATCAAACATAAAGTCGCCTTGTAGTACACCAGTGATGCCTAATTTTGATAAGTGATCAAATGCTAAATGTAATTTTGGTAATGCACCTGACTCACCATAAAATCTATCAATTTCTTCGTGGCTGGTTCCTAGTTTAGGAGTCTTAGCAAATACACCTTTAGTACCTACAAAGAACTTACCACTCTCTGGATCTATACCAGCAATAATAGCAGGAGCACCGTCCCACTTAACTGAAACTTTTAATTTTTTATTAGAACGCCCTTTGAGCATATCAGCAAAAAGCATCATTTGATTGAGTGCATATTCAGCACCTTCTCTACCACGATTAAGGATTTCTTCCTCAACGTGTTCCATATGTGTATTTTTGCCTTCTGCTTCTTCTAGCCTAAGAATTTCTTCAATCAGCATTCTCTTTACCTTTTTTGTAATTTTTTATACCACGTGCAAATTTTTGTGGGTCTGCACTTTTAATACTATTAATAAAACGCTTTTCTAAATCAGCGGCCGTATCATTATCAAAATTCTCACGGATCATATTAATAACATTAATAGCAGATTCTATAACATGAACAGCACGGCTGTCAACCACATTTTCAACCTGTGGCTTTGTTTTTGCACTGAGATCGTGTAATTCTTGTAATATGCTTTTCGTAGTACGTTTCATAATAACCTCTAACAATATTTATGGTAGTTAACGGTAAATACTGCAAACAAAGAGCGGAGGAAAAAATGACTATTGTTGACTTTATAATCGAACAATTAATCACTTGGTGGCAGTTTACGGTCGTAGGTGTGTTAATTATTGTGGGGTTTGTAATCAATCTTTTTGGTGTTGATCAGGATAAACCCATTGTAAATCTAAAGTATGATGAAATGCCATCAATGATTCCAATCAAAATAGCCACAGCAGGTAAAGGTTTTTGGGGTGCTATTTGGTTATGGTTGATGGGCGTTAGAACCTGGGAAATTGGCAAAGACTGGAATTTCTCGGTAAATGGCGAAAACTATGTTATACCAAAAGGCTTTGTGTTTGATGGTGCTAGTGTTCCTAAGTTTTTAGCATCGTGGCTATCACCGGTTGGTGTTCTGCTAGTTGGTGGATTGGTACACGACTACATCTACAAATATACCGTGCTGGTCAAGTATGGTAAGAAACAAACATCAGACACGATGAATCAAAAACAAGCAGATGAATTGTTCCGTGATATTAACATTGAACAAAACGGCTTTCACTTCCTAAACAACTTGGCATACTGGGCATTACGCTTGGGTGGATTTGTTGCTTGGAACGGTCACAGAAAAAGAAACTGCAACTGGAAAGAATCTGTTTAAGAATTTTACCATTCAATAAAAGGGCACCTTCGGGTGCCTTTTTTAATCACAACTACATTTAATTTTGTAATCTTTTATTGCGGCCTTTATGGCATCTTCTGCAAGGACAGAACAATGTATTTTAACAGGCGGGAGAGCCAACTCCTCTGCGATTTTTGAATTTTTGATTTCTTGTGCTTCTTCAAGGTTTTTTCCTTTGAGCAGTTCTGTGACAAGGCTCGAACTCGCGATTGCCGAACCACATCCATAAGTTTTGAACTTAGCATCTTCAATGATCCCTTCATCATTAACTTTAATTTGTAAACGCATTACATCCCCACACGCAGGAGCCCCAACCATTCCTGTTCCAACACTAGGATCGTCTTTGTTTAAACTACCAACGTTTCTTGGATTCTCATAGTGATCCATCACTTTGTCGCTGTAAGCCATCTTTCTCTCCTCGTTCGCAATATTTTTCTTGCTGGGTAAAGAAGTCTTCTTCTTCCCAGTCAGGTGCCAATCTAAATTGTATAGGATTACCAGAGCGTTTTGAAAACACTCCATTATATTTAACAACAATTAAGTCGTCTTCGTATATTATTTCTTCTGCGTATGCTGGGTGCAATGAAAACGTGTGCAGGGCAAACGCATATATTAGTACTGCTATCAGTACACTTATTTTTTCTTTGATATTACCCATTTGTGACTGCACTCCGGTGAACAGAATAATCTACTTCTATCGGGTGTATGATATATCACGCTTAAAAACCTTTTGCTACACACAGCACAAATAAAAATTTCACTTAACTTGGACATATCACTTCTCCGGTGCAAGTTGCCAACATTCTAAATATTCTCCTGTTGGCTGAAGATGAGGTTGTAGTTCTATTTGCTTCACCAAACACTCCTGGTGTGTATCATACGAACCTATCAACTTTATTATGGG